AGACGGAAAACCTCAAGTGGTTCATGGACTACCAGGGCGAATCGACGATTATAATCAACGATTTCTACGGTGGGTGCAAATGGTCTCGATTCCTAGACCTACTGGATGGTCACCAGATGTGCGTGGAAGTGAAGGGGGCGCACGTGTACGCCGAGTGGACGACGGTGATTATCACGTCTAACAAACACCCGGACGGGTGGTACAGGGAGTATGACACGTCACACAAGGAAATGGCGCGTAGGTTAACAACCATAACGCGTTTGGGGGACGCGGCGTATTGGCCGGAGTCGGGCGAACCGTGTCCGAAGAGGGCGCGGGTGCAGACAGACCCGTTTGGCGCGCCGTAGAACCGCTGCGCTAGGCACAATAAAGTGTGTGGATAGGAATTGCTGCGCTATAATTACTGTAAATACCGCGCTTCGCGCGGTTGGGGGGCGGCGGCGATGTGAAAAAACCCTGCGGGGCGGGCTCGTTCGCTTATTATTAGCTCACTTGCTAAGACTGACCAACATCGTTGGGTTCGTGCCATAGGCACTGGTACGAAATTTCGAAACGCACTTGAACCGCTTGGGCGGCCGTGCTGTCGTCGGAATATGTTCCTAGGCACAGATGGGCCTGCTGCTGAGGGCCTGCACCTACGACTGCGCCGAGGGCGCCAGCCTTGATCATCGATTGATAACCGCTGCCGGTATACATCTTGGAGAAATGCCTTTTGGCATTCCACTTACCCGTGAGGACGAGGGGTTTGCCCGCATAGACGTGACGGATCGATCCCTTGGACTTCCATCCCCGTTCTACGAACTCGGTGGCGGAGAGACCTGCTGGGGTTTCCTGAGCGCCATCGTCGTCGGTGCGACCGATTAGGCCGAAACACTTCTGAGAAGAGTGGACCTGTTGGGTCGAATTGCTGGTTCCATAAAAGGTAGCCTTCCATGTAGCCCCGATCACGACGTATTCGCCGTAGAGTCCAGCCATTTGGTCGTGGCCGAGGGGCTGATGGCCCCCGGTTGCCGGGTCTGGGTCGAACATGTTGTTCAGACTCATATAGTAATGGTTTATCCCCGTGCCGGTGCCCAGGGTTATTACGTCCGAATAAACATGATTGCATAAACTGGTAGCAGGCATGAAAGCGCCTTTGTTAAAACCCAGCGAGATGCTGTTGTTACGGCGGCCGCTGCTGCGGCGCTTACGGCGATAGCTAGTCTTTTTCTTCTTCGAACTAAATTTACTACGCTTTGTGCGATCGCGCGAAAATCTCTTTTTGTAGGATCTTTTGCCATATGCCATTTTGTTTGTGATACCCAAAAAATGCCCCCCTCGTTTATGATAATTTTTTCTAAATGAGGCGTGTCCGGCTCGGCACAAAAAATATTGTGTGCTCGACCGGAATTCTTAAAAGTGATGAGACATCATTTAAAGGGTGTCGGTTCCCCCGTTGGTGTAACCGAAGTGGCGGGTAATAATAGACCGCCAAACTAAAGTTACACCATGACTGACATTTTTGATGAAGAAATTTCCGATAAAAAATGTAACGAAGTTTCGTTAGGTGTTGTGTCGAAAAGTTGGATTTTCACGATCAACAACTACACCGAGGAGGACGTCCGTATGGTCCGGGCCGTTCCGTGTCAGAGGATTATTGCTGGGTTCGAGGTCGCACCGACGACCGGGACTCCCCATATCCAGGGGGCGATTGTTTTCAAAAAAGCAACGCGGTGTAAAGGTGTATGCGCAATGCTAGGCGGGCGTGCCCGTTGCAAACAAATGGCGGGCAAGTGGTGCGATCAGTCCTACTGTGCAAAAGACGGCGAGATCGTACGCATGGAGGACAACACATCGCAGGGGAAGCGAGTGGACCTCGAGGGATTTAGAACGGCGATAAAACGCAACGCGGGTGATATCGAACTCCTGGACAAACATCTGACGGAGGTTGCCAAGTATCCGAGGCTCATGCATTTCGCACGGGCGGCCTATTCAAAAGAACGCGGCAGGGAGTTTCGCAAGGTGGAGGTCCACGTGCTCTGGGGAGAGGGAGGTTCTAACAAATCCCGGCAGGCGATGTACACGGAAGATGGTGTCCGGAAAACGGACTCATACGTCGTGCCAAAGACGGAAAACCTCAAGTGGTTCATGGACTACCAGGGCGAATCGACGATTATAATCAACGATTTCTACGGTGGGTGCAAATGGTCTCGATTCCTAGACCTACTGGATGGTCACCAGATGTGCG